GGACACATTTATCAACTTAGTTTTACTCAAGCCTTCTGGTGATAAGTTGAGTCGTGCAAGGTCAATGCAAGCTCGTATGAGAGCAGGAGCCGTTAAATTTGACACGTCTGCTGATTGGTATCAAACATTTGAAGATGAGCTGTTGCGTTTTCCTAGAGACAGACACGATGACCAGGTCGACGCTTGGGCCTACATCGGTTTACTCTTAAACCAAATGCAAGTAGCTGCAACTCAAAGTGAAGTCGATGAAGAAGAATACAGGGTTGCCCTTCATGATTTCGGATATGACCAAGTTGGACGAAACGCTGTTACAGGATATTAATGAAACTAAATACCGAACTTAACCTAGACGAGATTGTCTCCCTTCCTAATATCGCTGAGGTGTTAGATGATGACGCTCTTAGCACAATTAGCTACAATGTCTACAAAGGCTTCCAAGCTGATTTAGAGTCTCGTTCTGCTTGGGAAAAGCGTACTGAAGATGCTATGAAGCTTGCTCTTCAAGTAGCCGAAGCTAAATCATTTCCTTGGCCTGGAGCATCCAATGTTAAATTTCCACTTATTACTATTGCTGCTTTGCAGTTCCATGCTCGCAGTTATCCTGTCCTTATCAATGGGGAAACCCCTGTTCAGTGTCGTGTAATAGGCGACGACCCTACAGGTGCTAAAGATGCACGTGCTCATCGTGTAAGTCAATTTATGTCTTATCAGATTTTAGAACAAGATACTACTTGGGAATCTGAAATGGACCGAGTTCTTATTTCCCAACCTATTGTTGGTTGTGCATTTAAGAAATCTTACTTTGACCCAATACTTAAATACAACGTTTCTGAACATATTCTTGCTAAAGACTTTGTTGTTAACTATTGGACTAAGCATTTAGATACGTCCCCACGCATTACCCAAATTCAATACCTATCTAAGAACGACATCTATGAACGTGTAGCTCGTGGCTTGTGGTCTGAAATGAAGGAAGGTCGTCCTGCTGCTGTTCCTCAGTCAAACATGACTTTGGCTCAGAACAAAGCTCAGGGCATGTCTGCTCCTGACTCTATTGACGATAGCACTCCATACGAAATCCTCGAACAACACACCTTCATTGACTTTGATGGTGATGGCTACGCTGAGCCGTACATCATTTGGATGCGTCGTGATACTAAACAAGTTCTACGAATCGTAGCTCGTTATTTTGATACTTCTATTGAAAGAGATGCAAAAGGTAATGTCCTCTCCATCAAAGCAGAAACGTACTTCACTAAGTTCCCTTTCATTCCCTCACCTGATGGTGGATTTTATGACCTCGGTTTCGGAAGTCTTCTTGGACCACTTAATCAGAGTATCGATACCCTTCTCAACCAGCTTATTGACACAGGTACGATGGCCAATACCGCAGGTGGTTTCTTGTCCAGAGGAATCAAGCTCAGAGGTGGTAACTACAACTTCGCACCACTAGAATGGAAGCACGTTGACACGACAGGTGATGACCTTCGTAAAGGTATTATGCCTTTGCCAGTTCGTGAGCCTTCTCAGGTTTTGTTTACATTGCTTAGCATGCTTATCAACTACGGTGAGCGTATTGGTGGCTCGGTTGACATCCTGTCTGGTCAAAACCCAGGACAGAACACTGCTGCAGAAACTACAAGGACAATGGCTGAACAGGGAATGAAGATTTTCTCTGGTATCTTTAAACGTACCTACCGTAGTTTGAAAGATGAGTTCCGTAAACTGTATCGTTTAAATCAACTGTACCTTGTAGGTATTGAAGATTATAACAGCGACCAAGGTCAAAACTTTATTGATGCTGATGACTTTTCAGGTCCTGTGTCTGATGTACGTCCTGCAGCAGACCCTAACATTGTTTCTGATACTCAGCGTATTCAACAAGCTTCTGCATTGCTTCAATTAGCTTCTACAACTCCAGGTATGAATATGTATGAAGTTCAGAAGAATTATCTTAAAGCAATGAAAGTAAATAACATCGACCAGCTTCTTCCTGACCCTAAAGGACCTAACGCTATTAAGCCAGGACCATCAGAGAAGGTACAAATCGAAATGATGAAGCAACAAGCTAAACAAGCTGATATGCAAATGAACTTTAAGCTTGGTATGATGAAGCTTATGAAAGATGTAGAAATTAACCAAGCTAAAATTCATAAGTTAGAAGCTGACGCTATCCTTGCCGTTGAGCAAGCAGGTGGTGTTAAAACTGGTCAAGATATTGCAATGCTCGATGCTCAAATTGGAGCAGCTAGGGCACACAATGAAGGAGTTCAAACTGCTTTGAGAACCATGATGGACCTCGAAAAGCATATGAATGATATGTCTCCACCTCCACAGGTAGAGGAACCAAAACCAGAGATGTAATAAGGAGGTAGTATGGCTATTGTAGTAACAGAGCCTGAGTTTAATGAATGGAAAGCAAGTCGTGTAACACAAGCCTTTATGAAGGCAATACACAATGACAGAGAGTGGTTAAAAGAAATGTTGTTAGCAGGAACCGAAGATGATGCGAGCATTCGAGGACGAGCAGCAGCATGTACAGCTATTCTAGCTTTAGATTATAACGAGTTAATGAATTCAGTAACGGAGAAAAAGGATGACTAACAAGTCTGGCATTACTCCACTGTTTGATAGGATTTTAATTAAGCCTCTCGAAGTGGAAGAAAAGACAGCTAGTGGAATCATTATCGCCACTGCAGAAACAAACGAACGAGAACAGCTTGCAAACACCACAGGTGAGATTATTGCCCTAGGTGAAGAAGTTCCTGAAGGTGTTGTTACAGTAGGTATGCGAGTAGGTTACGCTAAGTATGCTGGTTTGATGTACAAAGGTAAAGATGGCTTAGATTATCGAATGATTAACTATGACAACTTAGTATGTAAATTAGATGATGACATGAAGTTGATTGACCCTCATCTATTAAAAGGAACGAAATAATGAGCGAAGAACTACAACAAGAAGCACCACAGGAAGCTCCAGAAGCTTCTCAGTACGAGTCCGAAGCAAGGGCGCAGGGCTGGGTAGCACAAGAAGAATTTCGTGGCTCTGAGAGCGATTGGGTTGATGCTGAGACGTTTGTACGTCGTGGTAAAGAAATTATGCCAATCCTTCGTAAGAACAATGAGAAATTGCTTAAAGAATTAGGTGAAGCTAAAAAGATGGCTGAAGAAGCACGTGAGACTGCAAAAGAGTTTCGTGAGTTTCAAAAGCAACAGTTTGAGCGAAAGACCAAAGACTTGGAAAGTCAATTAGAGCAACTGAAGCAAGCTAAGCGTGATGCAATTACGCAAGGTGATGGCGACAGAGCAATTGCAATTGATGATGCTATGGACGACTTGAAAGAGCAACGTCTAGAAGCAAAACAAGACTTAAAAGCTGCTGAAGATAAAGCTGCAGAAGTTCCACAAGTTACTTCTGACCCTGTCCTAAATCAATGGATGGATAAGAATGACTGGTTTGGTAAAGATACAAGAATGACTGGTGTTGCTAATGGATTAGGTGTTGAACTCCGTCGTGAGAACCCTAACCTTAATGGACAAGCTTTCTTGGATAAACTAGACGAAGAACTAACAGCAATGTTTCCAGAGAAGTTTGGTAAGAAACGTGTACAGAATCCTATGGAAGGTTCCTCTAACGGAACCGCTAGACCAACAGTAGGTTCTGGAAAGAAAACTTACGCTAACTTGCCTGCAGATGCTAAAGCAGCTTGTGATAAATATGTTAAGCAAGGTCTTATGACCAAAGAAGCTTATGTTGCAGAATATGAATGGGATTAAGGGAGAAAGAACATGACTGAAATTAAAAAAGAAAAAGCTGTACCAGAGTCTACTAAGGTAGAGCGTCCTCGTGAACGTAAAAAGGGCGTATTTAATGGGACTCAGGGCAAGCTGCAAGTAGGAAACCAAATTGAAGGGTATCACTTGCATATTTTCAATGACACACCTGGGCGCATCCAGAATGCCACTGAAAACGGTTATGAGTTTGTTCACCCAAGCGAGGTAGGCGGTGTTACGGAGAATGTAACTTCACGTAATACTGACATAGGAGATAAGGTTAGATTTTTGGTAGGTGCTGGTGAAAAAGGCGACCCATTGTATGCTTATTTGATGAAAATCAAACAAGAATGGTGGGACGAAGACCAGCGTCAATTACAAGAACGTAACGACAAAACTGATGCAGCAATCCGTGGTGGTAAAACACCTGGCGTAGATTCTACTGGATTCTACAACGCTGGTATCAAGGTTAATTAATTCATTCCATAAAGGAGTTTTATAAATGGCAAACGTAAATGCCGTGACAGGACTGTCGCCAGTTGGCACAGTTACTGGCGCACCCTTCAACGAGCAAGGCTACCTCTACGCTATCGCTAACGACGCTTCTAACACATACGCTATTGGCGATATTGTTAAGTCTGCTGTCGGTAACGATGCAAACGGTGTAGCTCTTGTAACTAAAGCAGCAGCAACCGATGTTCCATTGGGCGTTATTGCTTCTATCCGTGTTGCTAACCCAGGCGTAAGCTTGCAAGGCACAAACATTGACTTAGGTAAGTTGTATATCAGCTTGTCTTCTGGTTCATACACTTATGTTTATGTAATCACTGACCCTAACGTTGTTTACAAAGTTCAAGCTAATACTACTGCAAATGCTAAAGTTGGTTCTACTGCAGTTCCAACAATCACTGCAGACCAAACTTCTACTTTGTCACAGTCTTCACCTTTCTCCGCTACATACGTAACTGCTGATAGCTCTGCTACTGCTGCTTCTATGTTCCAAATTATCGGCATGTACCAAGACCCTTCAAACGTTCCTGGTGCTTACAATGATTTGTTGGTTGTGTTTAATAAACACCAATATAAACAAGCCTTCGGTGCTTAATTAATAGGAGATATATAAAATGGCTGGTGTAATTACAACTGGTACACATCCCAAGGCTCTATGGCCTGGTATCAAAGCATGGTGGGGTCAGGTTTATGATGAGCATCCAGAAGAGTACATTCATCTCTTCGACAAAGATACTTCTCATCAAAACTACGAGGAAGACGTTCAGTTAACTGGTTTCGGTCTTGCTCCAATCAAATCTGAAGGCCAAGGCGTTCAGTATGATTCAGAAGTTCAAGGTTTCGTAACTCGTTACACACACGTTGCATACGCTCTTGGTTACATCGTAACTAAAGAAGAGTTGGATGACAACTTGTATGAGCAAGTTTCTAAGCGTCGTTCTGCTGCTTTGGCAATGTCTTTCCGTCAAACTAAAGAAAATATCGGTGCTAACGTTTATAACCGTGCTTTCAATAGCACTTATAAAGGCGGTGACGGTGTTGCTCTTTGCTCTACAGCACACCCAAATACATCTGGTGGCACTTTTGCTAACACCCCTACTGTTTCTGTTGACTTGTCCGAAGCTTCTTTGGAAGATGCAACAATCGCAATCATGGGCTTCCAGAATGACCGTGGTTTGTTGATTAACGTAATGCCACGTTCTTTGATTGTAGCTCGTCAAGAATGGTACAACGCTAACCGCATTCTCAAGTCTGTATTCCAATCAGGTACTGCAAATAACGATATCAACGTTCTGAAGGCAACTAATGCCATCCCAGAAGGTATCGTAATGAACCATTACCTCACAAGTCCACATGCTTGGTTCTTGCGTACTAACATTCAAAATGGTTTAAAATACTATGAGCGTGTTGGTATCATGTTTGACCAAGACAATGACTTTGATACTATGAATGCTAAAGCTAAAGGCTACGAGCGTTATAGTTTCGGTTGGTCTGACCCACGTGCTATTTATGGCGTGAATGGCCCATAAGTCCTTGATTTATATAAGAAATAATGTCTAAAATAAAACCAGAAGAGCATAAAGAGAAAGCTAAAGCTTTTACTAAAATAAGAAAAAGAGGAACACCTAAGTCAGAAACTTGGCAAAAGGAATATGACCTTTTAAGACATTTTGGTATAACTTTAGAAGACTACAATTCTCTTCTGGTTAAACAAGACAATGTTTGTGCTATATGTAATAAACCTGAAACAGTCATAGATAACAGGACGAAACAACCTAGAAATCTGGCAGTAGACCATTGCCATACTACTAAGAAAGTTCGTGGTTTGCTATGTATGGGATGTAATCAAGGTTTAGGCAACTTTAGAGATAATCCAAAGTTTTTAGCAAATGCAATTTCTTATTTAATGCAAAATAATTAACTCTTTACATTAGAGTTAGTTTGTGATATAATAGGAGGGTTAGGAGTTCACAAGACTCCTTTCCTTTCCTTCTTAAGGACAAATCATGGAAAAAAGAATCATCGAAACCTTTCCAGCAGGCGTAGCTAAAGATAAGCCAAGCAATATGGCAACTCCAAAGTCTAATGCCAAAAAAGGATTAGGTAACACACAAGCAGTAGAGAATCAAGTAGGTCAAGATTCAGGTTTTAAAAAGAAGCGTCTACACCCTGTAGAAGCTCTGAAATATCCAAAGTAATACTTTTTTATCCTAAACGTCTTAATTGACGTGACCCATCACTTTTAGGAGATATAAATGGGAACACCAACAAGATTTACCTATGGCGTAGCAACAGTTCCACGTGGCTACCCACTTTCTAGCTATCCACTTCCAGACCCTTTCAATAGCACAAGCGACACTGGTTTTGGCGTAGCAACTTACTCTAACGACTTCATGTCTATCAATGCTGAAGATTTCACTATCTCTGGCTCAGGCTCTACTTTAATTAGTGCTTCTGGTTTAGGCGGTTTAGCTGTTTTATTACCAGGTGGTACTACTACTGCAACTGCAGCTTTTAAACCAGGAACATCATTTGGTTTTGTAGCTGGACAAAAACTATGGTACACGGCTCGTTTGGCAATTAGCGCAACTACTGGTGCTTTTACTGCAGGTCTAGCTTCTGCTGGTACTTCAGCAACTGACGGTTTGTACTTTGCTACTACTGGTACTACAGTTGATTTAGTATCACGTGTAGGCTCTACTTCTACAACTATTGTAGCTGGCGTTACAACTGTAACTGCTTCTACTTTTGTTGAACTTGGTTTTCATTACGATAACACTGATTTATTAGTGTTTGTAAATAACCAATTAGTTGCTCGTGTTACATCACCAACTATCGGTTCCTCTGGTACTACTTTGACTAGTGCTTTGTTGTCTCCAATCTTTACAGATACTCCAACAACTCTAGAAACAATGACCATTGACTACGTATTGGCTGCTGTCGAAGTTTCACGTTAATAGGGAGTAGCACATGACTACTACAATTCAAACGCCTATTCAAATATTGGTGGATGGTCCACGTAACGTCGTAATTAAATACGAAGGTACGTTAACTGCTACTGATTCAGGTGTTTATACTATTGTTGACCCTGCTGCATTAAGTGACTTTGACATCAATGGTGTTAAGGCTAATCGTTTACGTATTAACAAAATCAACTACGACGTAGAAGACTTGTTAACAGTAAATTTACTTTGGGAAGGTGCTTCTTCTAATACCGTAATCTGGAACTTTGCAGGTCGTGGTAAAGTAGAAGCAAGACATTATGGCGGTATTATTAATAATGCTACCAATCCTACAGGTAAGATTTTAGCTACCTTTGATTACGAAGGCACAGCACAGGTCTTAACTTTTACAATCGTTCTTGAGTTGGTTAAACAACACACCTAATGCAAACTAATCTAAACGCCAAAGAAATCCAATTAGTCGCCACCATCGTTCGTGCTGATGGCACTAGGGAGGAACTTGGCGTTATAGATTATTGGCATAAGAATCCAATCAAAAGAATCATTTGGAGAATTAAAAAATGGCTACACTCCTAGTTAATACTGGAAAAGCCATCGTAACCAACTACCTTAACGGTGGTGCAGCTACTCAGCCTAAATATGTGGCTTGGGGTACAGGTGCTGGTACGACGGCAGCAACAGATACAACTTTGTTTACAGAGGTAACGCCACGTGTTAGTGGAACTACTTCTCAAGTTACAACATCCACAACAAACGATACATTTCAAGTTGTAGGTACACAGACTGCTGGCACAAGTGAGACAATCACTAATGCTGGTTTATTTGATGCTTCTACTTCTGGTAACTTGTTTGTTAAGGGTGACTTTACAGGCATTCCTTTGAATACTAGCGATTCAATTCAGTTTACTTTTAAAGTACAGTTCAGTTAATGGCAATCAATGGTTCTAGTATAAATAGAGATGTAATTGATGGAAGCGATAACATTACGTTAACGCCTTCATTGACCGTCACCTCTACAAGTACTAGCACCATTACTAGAGTATTAGCGTTACTAAGAACTATTAGTTACGCAGTAACGTCGACAGTAACAATTAGTAAGCTTCAAAGTTTATTTAGAACTTTAACTTATGCTGTTACTTCGACAGTTACTATTAAAAGAGCTATTGCGGTAATTAAGTCAATATTGTCCGCATCTACTGCGACGATTACTAAGAGTGCCACAAAGACACTGACTTATTTGTCTAGCAGTTTAGCAACAATCAGTGAGTTAGTCTCTAGATTCAGAACTTTAACTGTGACTTCTACCAGCACAGCAAGCATTATCAAGTCAGCAACAAAACTATTAAGTGTTATTTCTACATCTGTAGCTACGTTGGTTAAACTACCAATTAAGCTTTTAGCTGTAACAGTTAATAGCCTTGTGACTATTGGCAGAGCAATAAGTAAGATTATGACTACTGTTGTTGAGCACACTATTGTAGTGCTTACTAACATAGCAATGCACTTAGTAGCTTTCTCAATAGCTGTAGTAAGCTCAGTAAGCATTAAACGAGCAATTAGCCGTACATTCTCAACCGTAGTAACTTCTACAGCTAGTTTGTTTAAATCAGTGCCTAAAACCTTATCTGCAGCAATAAGCAGCTTAGTGAGTATTACTAACAGCATAGGCAAGATAATTAAAGCTACAGTGTCTAGTGTAGTTACTTTAGCTAAACATAACTTTATCTTTAAGACTATTCAGCTTGTAGTGACTTCTACGGCTAGTTTAAGTAAAGCAATACCCAAGGTATTAAGTGTTGTTTCTACGCATGCTGTAAGCCTTTCTAAGCAGATTGGAAAGCTTTTAAGTGTAGTAAGTCATATAGCAGTTAAGCTGTACCCAGCATTTGTCCAGAAGTTTGGCTCAGTTGCTAAGTTTACCTTTATTGTCGGTCCTAGAAAGCTCTCGACAATGATAGTTAAGGACAGAGATATTTTAGTTGAAAAAGCTGAAAAAACCTTGTCTTTTGTTAAAAATCGTGTTATAATGTTATATCGGAAACTTTAATGGCTGAGTCATTTTCCTACAAGATTACTACTGAAAGTGAGTTATTCACTTTTGACTTTACGCAGGTTCTTGCACCTAATGAGACTATTCTAACGGCAGATTGTTCCGTTATCCTTATGAATGGTTTAGACCCTGACCCATCAGCAATCCTTCAAGCTACGCCTATTATTGCTAATAAGACAGCTTCTCAAAGGATTATTGGTGGACTAGCTGAAGTAACTTATCGCTTAGAAATGACGATTACTACTTCATTAACTAATACCTATGTGGGTGTTGGTGACTTAACTGTCTATGATGCTAATCAAGTATGAGCTACTTTAGTCGATATGACCGAGGAGATTGGGCAGTACTCTGCGACGCTTGTGGTCGTAAGATGCGTGCCTCAGACCTACGTCAACGCTGGGACGGTCTTAAGGTCTGCCCAGAAGACTGGGAACCAAGACAGCCACAAGACTTTGTTCGTGGTGTAGCAGATTACCAAGCACCTCCTTGGACAAGACCAGAGCCTCAGAATCAATATATCAAAGTATACTCTATTAATAAACTGGTTAACGGATACCCAGTTAACACGTTTACGTTAGGATAATTTATGCCAATTCCATTATTTACCAACAATGCTGCTACTGCCCTTGCTGTAGCTATTACGCCTACTGATTCAATTTTACAAGTAGTAGCTGGCACAGGTCAATACTTTCCTGCTCCTACTGGTGGTAACTACTGCATGTTGACTTTGATTCAAGTCAATAATCCTGAAGTATCTGAGATTGTTAAATGTATTGGACGTACTGGCGACTTCTTAACTGTAGAACGTGGTCAAGAAAATACTCAACCACAAATCTTTAACATTAGCGACAACGTACAATTACGTATTACAGCCCAAAGCTTAAATATTTTTGCTCAAGGCGGTGGAGGAGGCGGTGGAGGAACGGCTGCTACTCAAGTTGCTGAATTTACAGCTACTCAAGGCCAAACAGTATTTACTATTCCTTTTTCGTATGTTCCTGATAATTATAATCTTGCTGTGTTTGTTAACGGCAGTAAACAAATTATTGATGTAAACTATTCAGAATCTTCTAGTACTTCTATTACTTTTTTTACTGGTCTTAATGTTGGCGATTTAGTTGAAGTTGTTTACAACCTTCCTATTGCTGCAGGACAAGTAGATGCAAGTAACATTTTGTATGACCAAGGCGGTGTAGGTGCTGTAGAAAGAAATGTTCAAGTTAAGCTTCAAGAAACAGTGTCTGTACGAGATTTTGGTGCTGTAGGTAATGGTTCTACAGATAACACATTAGCGTTTCAAACTGCTGTTAATGCGGTAGCTTCTACTGGCGGTACTGTACACGTTCCTGGTGGATTAAACGGTAATCAATATTTATTTACTACACAAGCTGGACCGTCTAACCCTACAATAACAATTCCATCAAATGTCCATATTGTTATGGATGATGACGTTTATTTATTAACTCAAGGTGGCGTAGCTTCAGGTGTTAACGGTTACAACCAAGCAGGGTCTAATCAACGTGCTTTATTTGTTAATTCTACACCTTCTACTGGTAACGTTAATATTAGCATTACTGGTGGAAACATTAAATCAGTAGCTACCTCTGCTGTCGGTTCTGCCTTAATTGCACTACAAAACGTTAAAAATGTTCGTGTTGAAAATGTAAATCTTTTGGACACATGGAGTGCTTGTCGCATGCAGTTTAGCTACTGCACTAACGTTATTGTTAGCGGTGTTCGAGTAGACTATGAAAATATCCATGCTTCTCCTTACAGCTTTGAAGATGGTATTCGTGTCGGCTCAGGTTGTTATGATGTTGCAATTTCTAACTGCGTAATTAACTCAGGCGATGATTCAATTGCTATTAATAATGAAGCATCAGAAACACAAAACACATTAACTAGCACAAGTCCTTTTGCCTATGCTTCTACTGGCGCAAGTATCCAAAATGTCAATATTACAAACGTTAACGTATCTAACCAAGCTGGTAATGCTTTAAGGATTTACCAAGGTCCTGGTATGACTACAGGTACTATTAGTAAAGTAGTTGTTAATAGTTTTAATGGTTTTCCTAAACATCCTACAAATGGATGGAGCACTGCTGTTTCTATTTATGACAATTCTGGCAGCACTACAAATGCTATTAGCAAAGTAACATTAGATGGCTTTTATATTGATTGTTCTAATTTAGGAACAAGTGGTACAGGAACTCCTGGAGCTATTCAAATTCAAAGTGGTGGTGGAGACTTTATTATTGCTAATGGTAGTTTAATGAATGTTAGCGTTCCTTTTGGTGTTCTTCCTGGATATAACACAACAATTAATAATGTGTATATTTACGGATGTACAACAGACAGCATTTATTTAAATACTGGTTATTGCTCTATTACAAACAACTTTCTTGAAATACCTGGAAGAAGCGGTGTGTACTTAGCTTCTGGTGCTATTCATACAATTATCCAAGGAAATCAAATTCAAAGCACAACTGGAGCAGCTATAACGGAAGCTGCAGGTGCTGGCTATACTACAGCTATTGGAAACAACATTTCTTCCTCTGGGGCTTGCTCTATTGCTAATAATGGTAATTCTGTATATGCAAATAATACAGGATTAAACCCAATAGGGACAACTACTGTAGGTGCTACAAGTTCTCCATTTACTTATACTTCAGCATATACAAACGAAACAATAACTATATATGGTGGAACAGTATCAAGCATTACAATTAATGGTGTAGGAACTGGTGCGACAAATGGAGCATTTAATATTCCACCTAACACTTCAATGGTTATCACTTACAGTGTAGGCCCAACAATCACTAAGACTTTATTCTAAATATGGCAAATATGCTTTTCGCAAACAACGCTAATACTACTTTAGCGTCTAGTTTAACCAACGTAGCTACAACTATGTCGGTTACTTCTGCGAGTGCGTTTCCATCTCCTACTGGCTCACAATATTTTTATTGCACATTAGCCGATGCTGCTACTCAAACAACTATTGAAATTGTTAAAGTTACCGCAGTATCAGGAACAACATTTACTATTACTCGTGGTCAAGACGGTACTTCAGGTACTGCTTTTGCTTCAGGTGCTGTAGTGTCTCTTCGTTTAGTTCGGGCAAGTCTTAATGATTTTCCTAAACTAGACGAAGCAAATACATTTACTTTTGCTCCAACTTTTAATACTGCCCTAGCTGTAGGAAGCGGAGGAACAGGAATAACATCTCTTACTTCTGGATATGTTCCTTATGGTAATGGAACAGGAGCGTTTAGTTCTAGTTCTGGATTGCAATATAATGGAGCTGGAACTTTAGGCGTTGGTGGTTCATTTACTACAACAGTTACTAATGGTATTGCTATTAACAACGCAACTGCTGGTAATTATCCTGGTATTGAAATTCAAACTGCTGGTGTAACTCGTTTCTTTATTAACGCAACTTCTGGTGCTTCTTATATTACTAGTGTTGGCACAAATCCAATGGTATTTTATACTAATAGTGCTGAAGTTGGTAGGTTTGATTCTAGTGGAAATTGGATTGTTGGTAACGGAGCAACAGCAATAACTAGCGTAGGTTCTGCGACAGGTAAAGCTACTTTTAATTCTGGAATATCCACTACCAACGGAACTAATAGTACTTGTTATACAAATGCTTCAGGTTTTGAAGGTCTTTGGTTTAATGCAGGTTTTTATCGTGTTTACAATGCCAGTGCTGTTGGTGTTTATTTAACTAGCGGTGGCACAACTTGGGTTCCTAACATATCAGATGAACGTTTAAAAAATAAAGTAAATGATATTACAGATGGTTTAGACGCAATTAACAAATTAGAACCATTAACTTTTTATTATAAAAATGAAAAACAAATAGGAACCCCTAGGTATGGGTTTTTTGCTCAAAACGTAGGAACAGCAATACCAGACGCTATGATTGTATCCCCTGAAACAGATGATACATTAGGGCAAATTTATACTTACGATACTTCTATTATTAATGTATACTTAGTAAAAGCATTACAAGAATTATCAAACAAATTTGATGCTTATGTTGCATCGCATCCTTAAAGGTTAACTATGACAACTTTAGTCCCACAATTTGAACAAAATGCTACAGGTGCAGTTAATAGACCCATTAGTTCAAAGTTGGCAGAAATCCCTAGTTTGGGTGATTTTGCAAACATATCTCAATTAAACGCTTATGCAGCGACGTTAACAAATCCAATTAATCCTGCTGTTAGTGTCGGAGGTGTCTTATCTACATTAACAAATGCTTTACAGTCTTCTTTTTCTGTATTGTCTTTTGGAGCTATAGGTGACGGAACAACTGATAACTTAACAGCTTTTCAAGCAGCATTAAATCAAATTCATACTAACGGTGGAGGTACTTTAATTATTCCTCCTGGTAATTATTTATTTAAAAAACCATCAAGTTCTCAACCATCTTTAACTGTATATTCTAATACTAGTATTATTATTCAAAAAGGTGCTACGCTTCTTTCTCAAGCAATTTTTGGTGGTTACAACAGTGGTTTATTTAATAATGCAGTAGGTGCTAAAAATATTAGTATTAGTGGTCAAGGACAATTTAAAGCTGCTCCAGGAATTACATTAACAGGAACAACTACAAGTTCTTCTACTACAATTAGTGGTTTAAGTTCTGTTGCTGGTTTATACGTTAATATGTCTGTATATGGTACTGGTATTCCTTATGGTGCTCATATTGTAAGTATTGGTACTAATTCAGTAGTAATTTCTTCCGCAGCAACAGCAAGCGGAACAGTTCCTGTTTCTTTTAATTATACTGGAACACCTTTTGTTTCTATGACTGGTGTTGATTATTTTTACATGGGAGATGGTTTAAGATTCCTTGATGTATATGGTAATAGTGCTGGTTATGCTTTTAAAACATCTTTTATATCATTAACTAATTTTATTATTGATAATGTATATAGCGGATATGAAGATAAATCAACAGCATCTTCTTTGTTGTATGGCGGTGAAGATTTTTTACATTTTTATGGTGGCTGTCAGTTTGGAGTAGTGTCTAACGTTGTTGGAACATCTGGTGATGATTTTATTGCCTTTAATATTGAACCAACAGGTGCTACAACTTGGGACTTGCCAATATCAAATATTAATGTTGTAAATGTTCAAGGAGTTTCTCAATGGGCACAAATTATTAGAATTTATTGCAATTCTACTAGTGCGTCTGGTTCTATTTCCTACATTAACATTTCTAATGTAAACGGCTCACCTAATAGTCTTGGTGGAAATGCAGGAAGCTGTGCTTGTATTATTTCTGATGAATCAAATAGAAAAGCTATAGCAAACATTAATATTTCTAATTTTTCTGCAAATTGCCAAGCAAACGGACTTTATGGAATACAAGTTTCTTACGCAACAGATATTACTATAAATAACTTTGAACCTTTAGCTCCTTATTCTTATAATATTTATGGATATCATTCGGATAGAGTAACTTTTAATACTCCTAAAATTACAATAGCTAATAGAAATCCTGGAGGTGTTCAAGGTATTTATTTTGATACTTGTAGCGATGTAGAAATAAGTGGTGGTACAGTATTTAATGCAGGAGGTGCTGGCGCACAATTAGTTAACGTAACTAGAGGGGTTATGTCAAATACTACCTATATTAATAATCATGGAAACGGTATTGCTTTATCAGGTTCTACTTCTCATGTAATTATTACAGGTAATTATTTCTATGGTGAGCCTGGTGCTGCAATTCAAGAATATAATACCGCAAATTATAATATTATTACTTCTAATGATACTTCTCAAAATACTGGTGGAGGTATTACAACTATTGGTGCAAATACAATTAAAGCCAATAACTTATAAGTTTAAGGATAGATATGAAAACATTTACATTAGAAGATAACGAAGCAGCATTTATTATTGCAACTATTGGTCGCCTACCTATTGAGTCAGGTGCTGCTCCAATCTATACAAAACTACAACAACAGGCTGCGTTGATTACGCCTCCTGCAGAACCAACCTTACCACAAGAATAATCCTATGTCCGACCAACTAGAAACCAGAGTAGTACGTCTTGAAGTAACTCAAGCTAATCATGCAGAAGATATTAAAGAGTTGCGTGAAACTACTATTGATTTAAGTACTACAATGCACTCGATTGAAAAGAACTTAGCACAGATTAAGTACATTGCAATTGGTGCTCTAGTGGTCATTGTTGCACAAACCATCGGCTTAGACAAAGCCTTACGTGTCCTTTTTGGAGCTTAAATATGTCAAGTGTTTTTAGTGTTACTCGTGACCAGATTATTACCCTAGCTCTTCGTAAACTAGGTGTATTAGAACTAGGTTCTACTCCTGATTCAGAAACAGTAGCTAATGCTTCTTTAGCTTTAAATCTTTTTGTCAAGCAGATGCAGACAGAAGGTCTAAAACTATGGACAGTAAATGAACTGGTACTTCCTTTAATAAACAATCAAACTGTTTATCCTATTGGTCCTGTATCTCAAGTTCCTGACACTTCTTTAGATACTCCTAAGCCTTTAAAGATTATTCAAGGATGGTTACGTCAGATTACTGTAACACCTCATATCGACACTCCTATGCAGCTTCTTAGCCAACAGGAATACAATACTTTAGGTTCTAAATTTAGCACTGGTGTTGCTAACTCTATTTACTATGAGATTCGTCAGAACTCTGGTAATTTACATGTTTATTTAACACCTGACTATAATGCTGCTTACCAGTATGAAATGCACTTAACAGCACAACAACCAATTGAAGATATTAACTATGGTTCTTCTGTTCCTAACTTCCCTGTGGAGTGGATGAACACTTTAGTATGGAACTTAGCTGACCAATTAGCTATCGAGTATTCTGTACCAGCTAATCATCGTCAAGAGATAGCAATAAGAGCTAAGACATACCGTGACCAGCTTACAGATTGGGATGTAGAGAGCGTATCTACATTCTTTCAAGCTGACCTTCGCATGTCTAACTTGACTTTCGGACAACCAAACTAATATGCCTATTATTAGAGTACCTTTATCTCAGCCTATTGAAACCAGAGATGGTTTTTTAAACACTGACTCTAAGTGTGTCAATGGTTATTTTGAAACAAGCAATGGTAAACGTGAATTTGTTAAACGTCCTGGTTTAACCCAGATTACAACTACTCCTACTTTACCTTCTGCTCAAGGACAAGGTTTAGTTTACTTTAATGGTTTTTTATTTGCTGCTATTAATAACGTACTTTACAAGATTGACCCTACTACGTATGCTGTAACCACCATAGGAACAATGACAGGTACTGTGGATGGTGTTGTTCAACAATGCTATTTTACTCCTACATTAAATAGTACTTATTTGTTTGTTCAAAACCAAGTAAATGGTTATACTTATAATGCTAACACTGGTGCTTTTATTCAAGTAAAAGATGATAATGTTCTTTCTGTAGTAATGTTAACTGGTGGTTCAGGTTATACAAACCCATCAGTAACCTTCTCAGCTCCCTCAGGAGGCGGTACAACAGCTACAGGCACAGTGCTTACTTCAGGAAGTTCTGTAACAGCTATTACTATTAATAATGGTGGTTCAGGTTTTACTTCTTCTCCTGCAGTAATTATAGGTACTGTATGGTCTACAGGTTTAACTGTAACTGTAGGACAACAAGTCTATTATGGTAATAATCTTTATACCTATACTGTAGGAGGTGTTACAGGCGTTACAGCTCCTACTTTTACTAGTGGAACAGCCACAGACGGAACAGCTACTATTGCCTATTCAGGAACTGTAGCAAAAGCTGTTGCTACTATTAGTGCTGGTGTAGTAAATTCAATAACAGTAACTAATGAAGGAAGTGGTTATAATGCTGCTCCTACTATTAGTTTTACAGGCGGGGCAGGTTCAGGAGCTGCTGCTACAGCTACATGGCAAACTGGGGTTATTACGACAGTAACAGTTACTAACGGTGGTTCAGGATACACATCTTCAGATACTATTGTCCTTACCTTTACCGATACAACGGGTTCAGGCGCTACTGCATTAGCTTCTTTAAATGGTTTTCCTACAGGTCCTTTAGTTCCTGGTGCTCCTTATTTAGATACCTATACTGTTATTGGTAGTCCTAATGGTGAAATTTACACCTGTGACCCTAACAATCCTACAGCGTGGAACGCTTTAAACTATATTACTGCTGAATCAGACCCTGATAATCAAGTAGGGATTTGTAAGCATTTAAACTATATTTTAAGCTTTGGTCAATATTCGATAGAATTCTTTTATGACGCTGGTAATTATCCAGGTTCTCCTTTGTCATTGGCTCCTAGTTATAAAATTGAAATAGGATGCGCTAATGGTAACTCTATTGTTAGTATTGAAAATACTGTGTTCTTTTTAGGTACTTCTCAAGATTTAGGCCCTTCAGCTTATGCTATTGCTGGCACAGCTCCTGTTAAGATTTCTACTCCTTATATTGACCGTATTATTCAGAATAGTACCTTAAAAGATGTAAAAGCTTACCCTTTACGTATTAATGGGCATACATTTTATATCTTGACATTAGCTGATTTAAATGTTACAATAGTATACGATGCTAATGAAAAAGTATGGACTCAGTGGACTTTATGGGCTAAAGGAAATGTTGATTCTGGCATTCCTGGTATATATGCTGAACAATATTTCCGTCCTAGTTTTTATGCAGGAAATGGCAGTGTTTACTACGTATTAGACGATGACAATGGTAACTTATATACTGTTTCAGACCATGTATATGATGATGCTGGTGCTCCTATTTATTATCGTTCAGTAACTGATTTATTAGATAGCGGAACAACTAAACGTAAGTTCTATCAACGTGTTGAGATTGTAGGCGATAAACAAGCAGCTATTATGAATATTCGTCATACAGATGATGATTATAAATCTTGGTCTCCTTATCGTACAGTTAATTTAAATGCTCAGCGTTCTCAGATTTATCAAACAGGACAAGCACGAAGAAGAGCATGGGAATTTCTTTGTTTATCTAATACTCCTTTAAGGTTGTTAGCTGCTGAAATAGACTTTGAGATTGGTGAATTAGAACAAGACGGGCCATCACAAGTACAATATAGGACATAATAGTGATTACATATCAGATAGAGAAATATTCAGATGTAGTTCCTGAATTAGCAATTCTCTATCCTGAGCATTATAAAGAAGTAGAAGGTCCTATAGCCGTTGGTGAAGAATTAGACCTTGACTGGGACCAATATAAAAATTTAGACAATGCTGGAATGATTCAGCTTGTGACATGTAGAATAGATGGAGAATTAATTGGTTACATTCTCTATATTATATCTAGACATTTACATGTTAAAACTTGTTTAACTGCTTATGAAGATATTTACTTCTTACGTAAACAGCATAGAAAAGGTAGGACAGGCATTAAACTGTTTCAGTTTGCTGAACAGCATCTTAAAAGCCTGAATGTAAATAAAATACTGTGTTCAACTAAAGTACATCAAGATAACTCTAAGTTATTTGAATACCTTGGATACAGTTTCGTTGAAAAGCTATTTAGCAAATATATTTAAGGAGTTATCATGGGTGGCATAGTAAGTTCAATTTTTGGTGGCGGTGGTGGCGGTGGTGTTTCTGCACCAGCACCTGTAACTCAAAGCGTATCAGACCCTTTTGGTGCTATGGGTGGTCGTACTCAATATGGTCAAAGTTTAATGAATTTGATGAATAACCCTTCTTTAGCAATGTCTATGCCTGGTTATCAACAAACATTACAACAAGGTACTAGAGTCTCGCAAGCTGGTGCTGCTGCTGCAGGAACACTACAATCTGGAGGACAGTCGGCTGCTCTTCAGAATTTAGGTCAAAATACTTTTAGTAGTTACTTTAATGACTTGTATAACAAATACGGTACATTGTCTGGAGCTACTTCACAGACTCCTAGCGGAGCTGCTGCTGTGTCTTCTCAAAGTGCTTTAGGAAGTGCTTCGTTAAGCAATCAAATTCAACAACAAAATGCTTCCCTTGGTTTAGGTACTGCAGCTTTAGGCGGTTATGCTGCTTATTCTTCTGGTTTATTTGGCTCAGCAGCCGTTGATTCTACTGCTGCTGCTTTAGGAGGAGGCGGTTCTTTCTTAGGCGAGGCTTTTATGTTATCAGATATTCGTGCAAAAGAAAACATTAAATTAATTGATAAATTACCTAGTGGTTTAAATATTTATACTTTTGAATATAAACGTGAATTTAAAGACGTAGCAGGGCATGGTAAATTTACAGGTGTGATGGCTCAAGAAGCTGAACAAATTATTCCAGAAGCTGTTGTAACATTGTCTAATGGTTATAAAGCTGTTGATTATAGCTTAATTCATTAAAGGTAATCATGGCACAATCCCCTTTCGAAGCTCTAGTATCAGGTTTACAAGTAGGTAAAGCAATTGGTACTGATATTGCTGAGACTAATATTTTAAAAGAAGCCTATGCAGGTGCGGATGCTTCTACAATGACTCCTTTAGACCAACAAGCAGTTTATCAAAAAGCTGCTGTATTAGCTGGTCAAAAAGGTTTAGGTTCTGTAGCTCATATCTTTCAAAAAGATGCTAGTGAACTTGGTAAAAGTGCTGCTGACCAGCAATTAAGTCAATTAAAAACTGTTCAAGGTAAACTTGAATTAGCTTCTCAGTTTGCTGGTTCAGCTAATAATGAAGATGATTTACGCAAGGCTTATCAAGTAGCTGGTGTAAACACACAAGAATCACAATTCTTTGAAAGCATCCTTCGTAACGATAAAATTCCTTTTGCTCAAAAGAAAGAAGAATTTAAACGTATGGGATTGACAGCTAATCAAGATGTTAACGCTCAACTTAAAGTTATTCAAGCTCAGCTTAATGAAAGAAAAGTCCAAATAGCAGAACAAAGTCTTCTAGATAGAGAAAAGAAATCTGCTTCAGGTCAGTCTAATGTTAAACCTGCTAAAGAAGCAACGCAAGGAACTATTAAACGTCAAACTACTTCTTTACAAGAAGAACTAGGCGACATTCAAGTTCCTGATTCTTCTGGTAATTTAAAACCAATGTCAACTGCTCAACTTTCTTCCGTGGCTTCACGGATTGAAAATGAAGGTCGTCAACGCTTTAAAAAGAATCCTGGCGATTATAGCAGTGTTCAAGATGCTGTTGATGAAGCTCGTGATGACATTGTTGCTAGAGATTTTCCAACTACTAAAACTAAAAAGACTTTCTTAGGTATGGAAGTTCCTTTAACAGGTTCAGAAGAACGTACTTATAAACCTTCTTCTAAAGAAACTGCTAAGCCTGCTGAAAAGAAAAGTCAAGGTAAAAAAGAAAGCGTTACTATTGGTGGTCAAAAATATGAAAAACCTTCCAATTGGTCTGATGCAAAATGGGCTAAATATAAAAAAGATATGGGAGTTTAAACCATGAGTCCACAAGAGTGGGAAGCATCTCAGTCTAAAGATTCTAAGGTTACTGTTGAGGCTGCTCCTAAATTATTAAGCCCTGCTGAATGGGAGGCTTCTCAATCTAAAGAGCAACCAGCCGAATCAAAAGGATTTTTCTCTGAGCTTGGTAAAGGCTTGGGAGAAATTTCGATTGAAGACTGGAAAAAGAAATCTATGATAGCCCCTATTATAGAGTACACCGCAAGGTCTGCTTTGGGTGGTATCATGCCTGGTTTAGAGCCAATTACTCCTACTGAACAAAAACAAGTAGTAAGAAGTGCTTCTGAAACAATTAACGCTCTTAAAGAAGGTGTTGCTAATCCTATTGAAATAGGAAAAGCTATTGCTAAAAAAGCTACTGATAACCCAGGAGCATTTACTGCTGATTTAATTAAAGGGATTGTTTATGACCCTGAAATGCTTGTTACTGGTGGTATAGGACGTGCAGGTGCTTTAGCTGCTGATGCAGGACGTGTAGCTAAGGTTAGTCGTGCTGCTTATAATACCGCAAACACCGCAACTCAATTTGGTGTCCTCGCTGCTGGTGCTGAAGGTGCTAAAGCTAAATTAGAAGGTCGTGATGTTAATCCACAAGACCTCATGCAAGCTGCTACGGAATCTGTATACACGGCTGTGGCTTTTGAGGCTATGCACAAGTCTTTAGAAGGCACAGGAAGAGCTATTAGAGGAGAGCCTAAGGTAACTCCTGAACTGGTTCCTAAAGAAGCTCCTGAGCCTATTAAACCAGCCGAGCCTGTTAAAGCTGTTCAGCCTGAAGGAATGCCTAAGGTAGAAGAACATCTTGCTGACATTCCTCCTGAAGTAAAGGTTAAAGAACAAGCAAGTATTAAAGATTTAAATACTCTTCAAGAAGAAGCTGACGTTGGTAAAGCCACAGAGAACATTATCCGTAAACGTATCAATGATTACAATGCTAATTCTCGTATTTCTCATAATTTAAAGATTGAAGCTGAAAGACTTGTCCCTGATGAGTTAGGACAAGAAGCTATTACTCTTGCTCGTGATGCTAAAGACTTCTCTAATCTTACACCTGAACAACTTAAAGCCAATGAACTTTATAGCAAAGGCTATAAGGAGTTTTACAATCGGGGCAAAGAAGCTGGTGTTATTAAAGGTTTTATTGAAGACTATATTCCACATATTGTAGACTTTGAGAAGTCTGGTATTTCTTCTCCTGCTGATGCTGTTAAAGCTTTTATTGAATCTGGTGCTTCAAGAAGCCCAAGCACTTCTGGTAAGTCTCGCTTTGGTAAAGAACGTAAATACGAAACCTTTGAAGATTTACAAGCTGCTATTGAAGGCAGTGGTATGGTTGTTAAAACTAAGAATGCTGCTGAAATTTGGAAACAATACTCTGCTTCTATGGAAAAAGCTATTCTTAATAAAGAGATGCTTGGTTCTTTAAAAGATTTAAAAGATGTAGAAGGTTATCCTGTAGCACAAAAAATTACAGAAAAAGAACCTATGCCTCGTGACTGGGTTACTTATCCTCAGATGCCTGGTTATGCTTTCCATCCTGACATGGCTATTCCTATGAAGTTTGTATTTGACAATACGAACCCAGGAATGATTATGAAAGGCTTGAATGCAGTTTCTCAAGCAGCTAAACGTGCTAACGTTATCGGAAGTCTTTTCCATGCTAAGTCTTTGGCTGAAGCATTTCTTTTATCTGACCCTGTTAAGTTTGCTAAAGAACTTGCTACAGGGTTTGCAGGAACTAAAGCTGCTCTTAAAACGTTACGTGAAGGCGGTCTAGGCGATAATGTTGATATGCTTTTACGTGAAGGTTTAATTGTAGAGACTCCTGAAGACGTTACTAGAGGTATTCTTTCTGATATTGGACGTGCTGCTGATTGGACTTTAAATAAGTATAGTCCTATTAAAGATACTAGTATTAGCGAAAAAGCTTTACGTAAAGTAGAAGATATTACTTTAAAACCTTTTGATAAACTTACTTGGGACTTTGCTGCTACAGGTTTTAAAACATTAGTAGCTTTAAAGAAACTAGAAGAAGCTAAGCTTGCTTATCCTGACGTAGACCCTAAGTTGTTAGCTCGTGAAATTGCTTCTTATTCTAACAATACTTTTGGTAGTTTAAACTGGTTTGAAGTTAGTGCACGTACTAATAATAAGATTGCTAAAGAACTTGCAGCGACAGCTTTCAATCCTACAGGTCGTAGAAACTTACAGCTATTAATGTTTGCTCCTGACTGGACTGTATCAACCTTACGTGCTTTTACGACAATGTTTAACAAGGGTTCTGGTCTTAAAGGTCTTTGGAATCCTAAACTAGAAGCTGACTTTGCACGTCAATATCAGTTGCGTAATGCTCTTATTTATGCTACAGTATTAAACGGAATTAATAACTGGACTTCTGGACATGATATATGGGAAAATAAAGACCCTACTCGTATCGAGTTTAGAGATGGTACATCCATGCAATTAGCTAAACATTCAATGGAAGCTATTCACTGGGTTAAAGACCCTTTGAAAACTTTAACTAACAAACTTGGTTTTATTCCCCGTGCTGTTATTGTTGCTACTACAGGAACAGTACCAGGATTAGGTCCTTTGAAAGATAAAACTGCTTTAGGTAAAGCTAAAGCTGTAGGTCAAATGGCTGTTCCTTTCCAGGTTCAATCTGCTATTACAGCTCCTACAGGTGAAGGCGCTAAACGTGCTGCTTTAGGCACATTAGGGCTTCCTGTTTACGGTAAGAAAAAAGAATAATGAAAATACTAATCATCGACCAATCAGGCTGCGGTTGTGGTCTCTCCTTTGGCTTACGTAGCCAAGACTATGGACACGAAGTACGTCTATTCATTCGTCATAATAAGGATGGTAGCCGTTCTGAAGTAGGTGATGGTGGTCTCATTAAACGTGTAAGTAATTGGGAAGACCACATGAACTGGGCAGACCTCGTGTTCTGTACAGATAACTTATTTTATATCCATGCACTAGAGCGTTATCGTGATAAAGGTTATCCTATCTTTGGACCATCCATCGATACTAATCGTTGGGAACAAGAGCGTGACCATGGAGAAAAAGTTCTTAACTTAGCTGGTATCAAAACCATTCCTAGCCGTACCTTTGAAAAGTATGACGAAGCTATTGCTTATGTCAAAGAGAACCCACGTCGCTTTGTGTCTAAGCCTATTGGTGACGGGGACAAAACATTATCCTATGTAGCAAAGTCTGCTGCAGATATGATTTATATGTTAAATCGTTGGAAGAAAAAGAATGCTCTTAAAGGCAAGTTTATTCTTCAAGAGTTTCGTCCTGGCATTGAGTTCGGTGTAGGCGGTTGGTTTGGTAAGTGTGGCTTCTCTAAAAACTTCTGTGAGTCTTGGGAGCACAAGAAGTTAATGGATGGTGAGCTTGGTGTTACTACAGGTGAGCAAGGTACTATTGTTCGCTACACACAAGACTCTAAACTGGCTGACCAGATGCTTAAGCCACTAGAAGACATGCTTCATGGTTTAGGCTACACTGGCTACATCGATGTGAACTGTATTATTGACAAACAAGGTCAAGCATGGCCTTTAGAGTTCACAATGCGTCCAGGCTGGCCTCTCTTTAATATTCAGTTATCTTTACATAAGGGAGACCCTGCTCAATGGATGTTAGACCTTATTAATGGCGAAGACACTTTAAAGGTATCTAATAAGATTGCTGCTGGTGTTGTCATTACTATTCCTGACTATCCTTATAGTCATGTAACTAAAAAAGAAAACTCTGGTTATCCTATCTGGGGTATGGATATGGATGACGCTGTTACTGACGTACACTTGTGTGAAGTACAGTGGGGCAAAGGTCCTGCAATGATTGACGGTAAGCTTAAAGAGAATGAGCCTATGTTTGTTACTGCTGGTGACTATGTCTGCACAGTAGTAGGTCTTGGTGATAATATTGAAGACGCTCGTTGCAAGGTCTACGACACCATTAAGAAGAAGATTGAAATTCCAAACAGTATTGCTTATCGTACTGACATTGGTGAAAAGGTTCAAAAGTGTTTAGAAGATTTACAAGATGCAGGCTATGCTGAAGGAGTAGAGAGTGGCTGTTAATAATCTTCCTCCTATCCCACAAGATGAGATTAAAGAAAATCCTAGATGGCGTGAATGGTTCCGTAATTTAGGAACTTATATTCAACAAGCACAAACTGGTAACATTGTGTGGTCTATTCTTCAAGGAGGTACTGGAGCTACTACTGTTACAGGTGCTAGACAGAATTTAGGTCTTGGCAATATGGCTACTCAAAACTCCTTTAACGTAAACATTACTGGTGGTACTATTACAGGTATTCCTAGTCTTACTCAAATACAGTCTGATTGGACACAAACCAATACTGCTGCTGTAGATTACATTAAACACAAACCTACTCTAGGAACAATGGCTGCACAGAACGTAGGTATTACTCGTACTATTACAACAGCTAAATTAACTACTGGGGGTACTAACGGTAGCATGACATTTACTAACGGTATTCTAACTGCATCGACACAGGCAACATGAGAACTTCTGACAAAGGTATTGAACAACTTAAAACATTTGAAGGCTTTCGTAGCATGCCTTATTTGGACACAGCTAATAAGTTGACAGTAGGTTATGGTCATCTTATGGTTCCTGGTGATGGTTTAGTTGAAGGCAGTCCTATTACTATGGGACAGGCTACACAACTTCTTAGACAAGATGTAAGCACTGCTGAAGACTGCGTTAACTCTTCAGGCTTAGACTTAACACAAAATGAATTCGATGCTCTCGTGTCCTTTACTTACAACTTAGGATGTGGTGCTTTTAAACGTTCTACACTTCTTAAATTACTTAAAGCAGGAAACAAAACTGCTGCTTCTGGGGAGTTTCCTAAGTGGTCTATGGTAGCTGGTGGACATAGTAATAGTATTCTTAAACGCAGGTTTGCTGAGCAAGACTGCTTTCTTCATGGTACATATAAAGGATAAATCATGCCGTTAAAAACTGGTAGTTCTAAAAAGACAGTGTCTTCTAACATTAAAACTGAGATGTCACATGGCAAGCCTCAGAAGCAGTCTATAGCTATTGCACTTTCCAAAGCTGGTAAGTCTAAGGTTAAGCCTAAAGGCCGTATGTCTGACAAAAAGAAGAAGATGTAATGAAGCGTAGACTTGCTGGAATGTTCCGTTCAAGGACAATGTGGTTCTCAGGACTACTGTTTTTGCTCGGAGCTATCTCAGATAACTCTTCATACATTCAAGATTTACTAGACCCTAAAGTCTATAGTATCTCTATGTTTGTAATTGGTATTGTCATAGCTTATCTTAGAGCTACGACAACTAAACCTTTGGATGATAAATAATGTTTCCACTATCGGTACTAACTTATGTCAAACTTTTCATTGGACTTTTACTTGTGTGTGGCTGCTTTTATGGTTATGTTGAGCATACTAAGTTTTCAGCATATAGAGCTAAAGTGGAATCTGAAGCAAAAGTTCAAGAAGCGAAAGTCCAATCAATCACGAAACAACAAGCGTTAGTTACAAAAGGAATTCAAGATGAATATGATGCGAAGCTTAGTGCTATTAGGAATTATTATAAGTCTACAAGCGTGTGGAACAACGGCAGTGCCAGTAAAGTGTCAGGACTTTCCACAGCCCCCAGCGTCACTGATGTTATCTCCTCCTACAATGTTTTTGCTGGACAATGTGCAGAGACAACAGCCCAAGTAATAGAACTACAGAAGTGGATTAACGAACAAATAGGAATTAAATAAGTCAAGACGGCACGAGGGTATTCAAGAACCTAGTGATTTTCCGTCTTTCTAGCTAGGGCATCAACGAATTGGCAGGCGAGTTTGTAACCCCTCACCTATAAAAAAGACCCTCCGAAGAGGGCCGTCAAAACAACTTCAAGGAAACTTATAAGACCTCTTCAGGGTCTGGGTACTCAGGTGGCTGCAGCTCTCTAAACATAGAGACAGTCTGCAACTCCAGTAACTTATCATTAATCGGTGTTAGCATTTTCTTAATGTCTTTCCACAACACCACAAACTGCACAGGGTCCATTGAATCAAAGTCCTCAGCAGCTTCCATACAACGCTTCATAATCACTGGCTGAACTTCATCAGCAAGATTAAGTACTTCATTTAAGCGTCGCATTCCTAACATAAAATCTTGTTTATCAATCATATCTTTCTCCTTATTTAACGGGGCAAACTCCACCTGCGCATTCGAGGTCACCTTCAAAGGAAGCATCTTCCACTTTGGTAATCAATCTTGTACTAGCCACTAACGCATCATACGTTTCTTTAGTGATTTCTTCAAGAGGAGCTTGTTTAAAACCATGTTCATTGTGTAGTAAAAACGACAGTGACTTATGGTTATTTTTGTAGTTCTTAGCCAGATACTTCTTAATCTCTGGCAACTCTTCTTTACGGTAATACACAGTACAGCTAACGCTATTGTCTGACCAGTTATCTTGCAACCATTTAACAGTTTCTAGTTGGTCAATAGCAGTCATCTCAGCAGCAATTTTAGTACCTTCAGGATAAGCAAATGGGAATGAAACTACCATTGTGCTGTGGTCATCAGTACCATCAAAGTTACGTTGATACTCTACTGGGTATCCATGCTCACGACACACTTGCACTAAGCTGTGGTCTGCTGCGATACGGATACGACGAATCATGTAGTGGCTGTAAGCAGGATGGCAACCAGAAGTCACACCTGGTAACAAAGATAAAGTACCTGAAGGTTTAACTGTAGTTAACTTGATAGACTCAGGAAAACCATGCTTAGCAGAATATTCTTTATCAAACTTACGCAGCTCTACATACGCATCTTTTAACCAGCTCCGTTGTTCATCAGAAGATTGTAGAACTCCAGTAACGCCAATGCCCATACGCATGTTTTTATGGACAATATCGGCTGTTTCTTGTAGATGGCAAGGAAGAGAAAGGCTATGCTTGTTAATGCGATAAAGGAGTGTACAGATATCAACGAATTCTTCCTTAGATGTTACATTAGATAAATAAACTTCGGCTAGACAACAGGTTTCATAAGGAGCCAAAGACTGCTCAGCACAAGGATTATAACCCTGCACATCTGGGTCAGGATAATTAGTGTCGCCCAGCCTACCGATTTTACGAGATAGTCGAAGGTTAATAAGACCGTAAGGCTCGCCTTTTCCTTCGTAACCGTCCCAGAAGTATTCATGCAAGTCTTTAATATCGTTACAAACAACGCTATTGTTAGACATAGCTCTCCAGCTAGGAATATTTCCCATATCCCAGCGTTTTGCAAGAAGGTACTCAACATCGTCTGCATCTCCAATAGCAATCTGTGCAGAGCGACGTACATTACCTGCTACGACGATTGCACCAATAATGTTCATAATATCTAAGCAATCGATAGGACGTAGCTTCTTACCAGCACGTTTCTCTAGAATGGTAGATACTTTAACAATGCCGTCACATAAGTCTTCAGGTCCAGAAGCTGTGCCTCCGAAGCCCTTAATAACAGCACCACGACCACGTACAAGTACAGTGGAATAAGAGAAAGTTGGATTTTTATCACTTAGGAACGCTGCCTTGAGCGTTTTGCCCAGTAACTGTACCCAACCCTCCCTCGAATCAGGGACAATAAAATCCGCATCATTGCTATCCACACGAGTAGGGGCACTAAAATTAATATTGACTTCAGGAAGTTTTTCAACATTTTTCTTTTGTATGTTATAACCTACGCCAGAACCTAACATCAATAAGTCCATAGCCCAAGTAAAAGGACGAACAGGTTCATCGATAACAGTAAAGGCACAGTTTTGTAATGAAGCAAGACCTAGCTTGCCTACAGTGTCCGTGCCCAACTGCCAAAGGAAACGACCTGCTACAGTTCCCTTTAGTTCCATCAAATACTTACGTAAACGCTCTTGCTCTGCTTCTGTAAAGTTACAACCTAACTGTGTGTTTGCTGCTTTAATTACTCGCTCTACAGTCTGAGGAAATTCTTCTGTATTGCTGGTGATGTCTGCTTCGTCTAAGCGACGTGCATAAGTTCTTTTGTAGGTAATATAGCCTACGGTACTGAATGGTGTGTTGTACATCTTTATCCTTAGTGTCGTGTGTTTTTCTTGTATTTTTCTGCCATCATTGCATCAGCCATTGCATAAGAGAAATGTGCAATCACTTCACAATATTCATCTACGTTAGTCTCGGGCACACCAGCAGCAGCGATAGCTCCTGAGAGTACTGAAGTAGCGAAGAAGTCTCGCAATCCAGGAATCTCATCTTTAATGGGAGGACCCATATCGTGTAACGGTTTTTTAGTTGTCATCATCGTCCTTTAATAGTTGTTCTAATACATCTGCTTTTTCTTCTATTACTTCTAAGAATCTTTCGCAAATATCCTCAGTCGTTAAACCAAGGATATCTACAACATCCATTTCATCTAATTGCTTTAAACGATATATTATATCAGTTAGGGTCAAACTCATCAATCATCCTTTGAATGTACCATTGTGCTTTACGCAAGTCAGTAATACCATTCTTGTGTTTCCAACGCCATAGATATTTAATTGCATTACCTGTACACATTGCTTCCATACCGTCAAGATATTTAACTACTTCAGCAATAGCATCAATACATTCAATATCGCCTTGAGTATAATGACTTGGAGAGTTTACCATGTCAGGTTCATTTGAAGTTAACTTAAACTCACCTGGTGGATAGTAAGAATCGGTAGGGCCTGCTCCATAAAGAGTTTCGTAACTTGTTCCAGTTTTTACTAGCATACAATCAGGACAAAAAGCATGGAATAGTTTTTTGTGGATATAACATTCTTGCATTATGATAGCCCTTTCATTTCAACGGAAGGCTTGATTGCTTTTGTACCCTGAGACCAGCTTCCGCAATCGCTGCACTGATATCGTTGATAACGGCCAGTAGACGAGACAGCAGTACCACGCTTTTGTAATCGAGTCCCAGCACAGGTGGGGCAAACAACACTATCGGCAAAAAGATTATGATTAGGATGAGATTTAATCCATGGAAGAAGACGGCAATACAGAGATTCAAGCAAAACGACATCTTGAATATTATACGTTTCCATACGCTTCCAAGCATCTTTATCTCCATTCATGCACTTGACCCAGAGGTCATGTCCTTCGTGTTCTTGTTTCTTTCCTAGACCTAGTCGCTGAGCAACGTAGTCCAGTTTGTTGCTAGGAAAACGGAACTGGCTACGAGCAACACGTAGAAGGTCAATCTGTTTATAAGGCGATGGTGGAGCATAATTATGTAGTAAGAATTCCTTGTTAAGAGTAGGAATGTCAAACTTAGTACCATTATAATGAATGACTGCGTCTGCAGAGTTGAGTAAGTCATAGATACCCTTTAGCATCTTTTTAGGTTTAGATTGATGGACAGAATCAAAAATGATTTCATCTTCACCGAGCCATTTAGCAGCCCAACAAAGTACATAAGAAGATTCCATTAATTGATTGATTCCAACGTTCTGTTGCCAAAGACCCCAGACGTGTGCTACGTTAGGTGAGGACTCAATATCAAGTAATAGAATTTTCATTTCTTTTTACCTTTTTTAGGTAAAGGAAAAGGTGGTAAGTCTTCTTTGTCAGCTTTAGCTTCTAAATCACCAAGCATCCTTGCTCTCAATGCTTTCATTTCATCACTAGCATATTCGTTGAGTTCAAACACTTGACAAAAAGTATCCATCAACTTCTCACAGTGTAAATCAATACTAGACTTAACAGCTTCAAGATGATTCCATACTTGGTCTTCAGCCATTACTTCTGGATGGTCAATCATTCTCCAAATGACTTTATCTAAATGGTCTTTAATAGCCCAGACATTCATAATGTCATTTTCTAAATCGAATCTATCTTTACTCATTTGCTTTCCTCACTAGGTTTACGAAGTGTTCTAAATCTACGATGGCTAAAGGTTTACTTCTGTTCTGTTTTATTACCACAAGAGGCTCTGCGTCTCCATGGGTTGTTGCTTGCTCATAAAACTTATAAACTGCTACTTTTGCAAGGTTCTTACATTCAATTCCATAACTGAAGGCTTTTAAACCAGCTTCTGATAGTTGTACGTCTTCTCCCTGTGCTCCCATGCTGGTGCTCTTTACGTCCCTTTCCGTCAGATGAGGAAAGTTCTTCAGTATCGAGTCCCTTACTGTTTGTTGCAACAGTCGGCCTTTTTGCTTTGCTGAACTGGTTTTCATCTTTCCAGCCTAGCGGAACAGGTTGGACAGGGGTGTCAGGATTGTAGACATTTTCAAGGACATTCCAAAGAGATTCTTTTTTAGCGAAATTCGTAAACAATCCAATTTCTTTTCCATGGGCTTCGATTTCCCAAGGCAATTCGTAATAGTCCACTGCATCACTGTCGAAGGGTTCACCTTGCCATTGCGTTTGCTGTTCATCTAATTCCTCATATACATACTGTTTGACGTGCACAAACTCGTGTGCAAGTGTTTTTAAAATTTCTTTACCTGTGATGTAGGGATGGAGTTCAATTAAGAATTCCCTTGCTGCACCTTTGCTATTTCTTTTCTCGACGCTAGTGTATCCAAAAGCATCCAAATGCTTACTAAACTTAACAGATACCACAAGATGTCTGAGGAGCTGTTTAGGGAATAACTGCTCAGCATAGAATTGAGAAGCTCGTTGAACATATTCGTTGAACCTTTCGTCAGGATGACCGTGATTGTTTAGTAGTAAAATCATTTATAACCCTTCGGTGGGAGGCTGCCAGAGCTGGTTGGCTTCTCTTCTAAGCCATAACAATCGGCAGTTTTCAATCGTTCGTTCTGTTGAGCCACCGTATGCTTCGACACAAGCAGTATACATTTCTGCTGCACTTGTACATCCGTTGAGGATTTTGTCAGCCTTAACAGGGCCGATACCCTTGAGGCCAATGATGTTATCAACTCTGTCACCTGTAAGTACCTGTCTATAAAAGTTAAGGAGTGCTTCTTCGTCTGTTACAAATGTCATTTCTTTTTTGACAAAGTTCCAATGATTACCACGAAGCTGTAAAAAGTCTTTGTCAATACTTGCAATAATACTTTTGTAGTTCCTAGCTGTATGCTCTATTGCAATCGCATCATCTGCTTCTTCCCCGACAGAGACTTGGAAGTCCCATGCTGAAGTAAGATAATCTCGTATAAGTTGGAGATGCTTAGGCTTAGGTGCTGTGCGATTGCCTTTGTATGGAGCAGTAACTGCGATGTCATTTCTAAAATTATCCTTGCCAGTTAAGTAGCCCTGGTAGGTCTCAGCTTCGAGGTCCTCCCAGAGCATTGTCTCAACAAATGTAGCCACACGAGATAAAACAATCTTCTCATTTTCCTCTTCGGTAGAGAAGCCTATGCGATACCCAATAATGTCTCCATCGATTAAGACATGTGACATTACAGTACGTCGTCCATCAACGCATCTTTAGGACTGTACTCTTGTAAGTCTGTCACTACCAACTTCTTAATACTTGCACCGAAACCTGGATAAGGTTTAGGAAAAGGATAAGCACTTACGATTACCCTAGCTTTACTGCCGTTGGCAATACGTACATCTGCTGGCACATCATTACCACTACCATCTACTGCTTTGATTTCGTAATTGCTCTTAGCAGTGATGTAACTACCTTGTTCTGGTTTATTAGGTTTGTTATTAACCTTCAAGCCTAACTCTTCTAACGCTGCTACATCTTTCTCTGACAAGTTGCAAAGGTCTACTTGAAACTTACTGCTCATTGAATTGCGTTCATTGAGGCAAGCCCAGAAGAGGTCTGCATTAACTGTTACTGATTTACCTGTACTCATTGTAATACTCCTTTTTAGTTGAACTACTATTATAACACATTTAGTGACTACCTGCCCAGTTTTCTGCAACACCATATTCAGCCCCGACTGGGCAACGGAACTTCAATATCTCGCCTGCTTCTGCAGCAGAGTGAACGACCACTTCACCTACTCTATTTCCGTATTGACTAGGAGTTTCGAGTTGAACTTCGTCGTGCACCCAGGCAACAAGCTTGTACGGAATCTTTTCGGCCCTGAGGTTTTTTGTGAGCTGAACAAGCCACTGTTTAGAGATGATAGCCCCTGCACTTTGAAGAAGCGTATTGAGCGACGAATGGGCCGACCTGACCTTAAGCTGATAACCCCCAATGCCAGGTAGTGTTCCCTTCTCAGCAAGTCTTTCAACTTTGGCTTTAAGCTTCGCATACGCAGGGATTGCTTTACTGAAATTGCTAATAATCTCGGCTCCACGCTTCGGAGTATCACCAATAACTTTAGCAATCTTGGCTGGGGATGCTCCGTACAAAGTCGCATAAAGGACAGTCTTCGCAAGGTCTCTCGACTCAACCCCGAATGCCTGCTGATTTCTAGTGTGGACATCACCGTAGACTGTTTCATTTATATATGCCTCATCGTTAAGGTAATGAGCAAAGCATCTAAGCTCAATACCACTAAGGTCGACACCCACCAATACGTTTCCGCTTTCAACCGTCCAGCAAGACCGAAACTCTTTTCCCAACACCGCCCTAGTTGCAGGGACTTGTGCCATGTTAGGGCTAGAATGGGTAGCACGCCCAGTAACTGCACCAAAACCAATAACTTTACCATGAACTCTTCCGTCCTCTCCTAGTTTTTCTAACCATGAATCTAATTGTGATGCTCTCTTTTGTAGCGTTAAATACCTTGCTATAGGTCTAGCTTCTGGAAGTGATACCTCAGCAAGTACCGTCTCATCAACGATAACTTGTCCCTTTTCAGTTGTCTTCGTCGGTTTCCAACCCTTAGACATAAGCCTCTTGGCAATCTGTTGTCGTGAACCAACATTAAATGTCTCAACATCATCCTTGAGCCGTTTACCAGTCTTCTCAGATACACGTTCAGTTGTAATCGGTGGAAATATTTCCTGCAGGGACTCTTCAATCGTCGCCATCTCGGTCTTAATCTCACACAACAACGTCTGTGCATAAGCTGCATCAAGCTTGAATCCATTACGTTCCATCTCCGAAAGAATTACTTGTACTTCATACTCTAGCTTAACAGCCTCTGGACTAATTTTATTTTTAACAATCTCATCTACCAAGATGTCATATACTTTAGATGTAAGCTCTACGTCACGAATACAGTAAGTAATCATCTCTTCGGTCAAGCCACCATCATAGTCTGAGAAGTCTATCTTCTCAAAGCCAAGTGTCTTTCCCCAAGCATCTAATGAGTGACCGCCATCACGAGCAGAATTACTAAGCCTAGAAAGCAAGAGAGTATCAGCGCACTGGGAAGCCACGATTTTAGTTTTCCAAACCCGATTAAGAACAGGGGCATCAAAGGCAATAAGATTATGACCGATAATGGTATCTGCATCTCTAAGATATTCATTTAAACCTTCTTTTGTTTTCCATACTTTAATTTCTTTAGTCTCTCGCCATAAAGTAACCACACACCAGATTGTATCGTGTGTTAAGTTTGTTTCTATGTCGAGAACTAAAGTCTTTAGAAGCATGTGATTAATGTTCCTGTTTGAATACAAGTTACTACTCTGCCATCAGGAGTAACGATTGTAGTTGTATCACCATCACCTGCATAAACTATTGTTGTTACTAGACACAAAATAGTTTGTATAATAACTTTCTTCATTCTCTTCTTCTCCATCTTCTGTTACATATCTTTTGTACACTAACTGGGTCTGCCTTGGTTACTTCTTCACAAGCATACACAGGCTCTTTTAAATACTGTTGCACTCCAACTTCTGCTAAATTTATTGTAAAGATTATTCCAAGGATTGTAAAGACAATCTGAAAAAACCTCATCTTTTTATTCCTAATGCTTTGTCAATTTCCTCAGCAATTTCTTTTGAAACTACTTTTTGGTCTTGTTCATCTTTTAAGGGTACATAAGGTTTATTAAAGATTGCATCCCAGTTACTTTCAAACTGCTCTTTAGGCACTGTTAACGGACGCTTTCTATCGCCTTTTCCGCCATCTCTTCTCATACTTTGTTCCTTTCAACTCCATCATACCAATCTTGCAAGTATTGAATCAATGCTTCTTTGTTCTCGCCAATCATATTGAGCTTACCATTACAGGTAACAACCTGAACCTTAGACACATCCATATTATCTCCCTCTGAATAGCCTGTAATCAAAAGAACAGTATGGTATTTAGCTAGGGACATCAATAGAATCTTTTGTCCTAACTTCATCTGCTCGCCTTTACGCTTCCATTCACCAAAGATAAACTTACCCTTACGCTCAATAATCATGTCGATGTTGCTGGGCATAAAAAAAGGATTACTAGGAATCATTCCACGCAGGAAACCAAAGTCTACATGAGAAGCGTTCGCATTACGCATCCCTGGTATCATTTCTCTTGTGCCTTTCTTAGTATTGCTCTAGCAAAATCAACAATGTTTTGTGCGCCACCTAGCGTATTTTTTTGCATCCAAAGTTGCAGTATTTCCTCATCTGTTAGGTCTTTTAACTCAAAACAATTATTGTGGTATTCACCGCATTTAGAGCATGGTTTGTTCATTTCTCTTGTGCCTTTCTTAGTATTGCTTTAGCAAAATCTTCCATATAAAGTTCACCAACACCATTCTTTTTCCAAGCATGGCAAACACTATCGGCACATTCTTTTATTTCGTCTTCTGTTAAATCTTTTATTTGATGTGTATATAGAGGTGTATAACTAAAAACATTGTCAGGCTTTTCAATGTATAAAACATATTCACCATTTTTTACCCATCCATAAGGTTTGTTTTTCATTTCTCTTGTGCCTTTCCAATTAAAACGGTAGTTACATTTACATAAGCAACATAAGCAAAACCTACCCAACCGCCTACAACAACAGCAGAACCATACACACAAATAACTAATATTACAGTCAAAATTAAACCTTTAATTGCGTTCATTTCTCTTGTGCCTTTCTTAGTATTGCTATTTCTGCTTGCGCTTCTTGCCAATACTGCTCCATTACTTTTGCGTTTTGGTCTGCGTATGTTGTTTTAAATATTTCATCTAAGCATGACTTTTTTAACGCCTCTATTTCAGCTTGTTGCTGGCGTATCTGTGACTCTAATTTATCAAATAGTTGTATGGTTTCATCGTCCCAGCTTTTATCAATCATTTTCCATCTTTCCAATATGTTTCTATTTTAAAATCAGCCATTAGATTTTCGTAATTTTCTATTAAATGTTCTTTATCAGCTTTCAACGCCTCTATTTCAGCTTGTTGCTGGCGTAGCATAATGGCGGCTTCTTTAACATTGATTGAAGCACCATCCATTTCATAAATTGCCATTAAGTTATCAGCTAATTCATTTGCGTTCATACTTTCTCCACTTCTGTCCAAGCTGCAAAGTGACATAACTGTCCATCTTTATCTTTGCAGTAGCTATACATTCCATCAATGTGTCCAAACCAATACTTTTCATTAAGGTCTACATCATCATGTGCTACAGGTACTTTTAATTCTTCATCAGTAATTTTAAACCAGTCGCCTTTTTTTAACTCATATAGCTTCATAACTCCTCCGTCATCTCTAACATACGACCAGTGTCTTTGTTGTATAGCAGTGAAGCACAATGGGGACTGGTTAACCCACTGAATCGATTCTTGAGAATACTAACTCGTGTCGTGTTACGCTCAATAGGGTCTTGTGCTTGAGCATTCCTGACCAGTCCAATAACAATATCGCTAAGCTGTGCTATTGAGCCTGAACCCCTGAGTTGAGACAGGCTGGTAGCTGCTCCCTCTTCGTGTCCGCCTTTAGATTCAGGACGCTTCAGATGCGATACCGCAATTAAGCTAATGCCAGTCTCTTGCACCAGCATACGCAACTTGGTCATAAGTTCATCGATAGCTTTACGCTCATCACCATTAGACTGAGAGGATATAACCATGCTAATATGGTCAAGAAAAACGTACTTGCAGTCTGCTGCTTTGGCGAAATAACGTATACGATTGACCACGTTGTCGATATCAGTACTACCAAAGTTATCCCAAAGGAAAAGCCTATCAGTGCCAAGTGTTGTATCAAAAGCATTCTTTAATTCCTCATCGCTCACTAGCGTATCAGGTAAATGTAATGGTTTGTTTAGATGTAAAGACATAATGCCACGAGCAGTCTTACGTACTGACTCTTCCATGAACATTAAGCCAATGTTAGAATCCGTAGTCTTAATCAAGTGCCACAGGATTTCACGCAAGAACTGAGACTTGCCTAGTCCTGAGCCTGCTGTGACTGTGATGAGTTCTGCTGGACGGATACCGTAGGTAAGGTCATTGACTCCTGCCCAAGGATAAAGCGCTGACGATTTCTCCACAGGTCGATTAACTTCTTCCCATAGCGTAGAGCCTGCGATGATTCCATCAGGAGTCCACTGTTCTGCTGCCCACCATTGCTTAACGTATTCTGCAG